ATGAAAGGTCTAGGTCTAAATCCATCTCTTGCGATAACGTATTTGACAGGGAAAGGAAGTGGACCTCCAATTACTTTTGATTTGAATTGACCTGGAGGATTAAATGATTCACTTGATTTTGTTACCTTTCTTTGTAAACCACTTACACCACTATCTTGGTAAAATCCATAATCTTGAATATAAACTTTTAATTCTGGATTACCATTTACTAACTCAACATTATATCTTGGAGAACGAGCAAGTTCACCACTCTTCATCAGCCCTTCTTGAATTATTTCATCTTGAAGTGCATCGGTGATAATTCTACCTGCTTCCTCTAAAAATTCTATTTGTTCATCCATTTCTCTATCTTATTAAAAATCAATCTACCTACTAATCCACCTAAACCCCCTACAAGACCTAAAAAGAAAGCCATTGTAAATTCCATAAGTGGCATTGTCCATAAGGATGTGAGGGCGAACCCACTAAAAAATGATAATTTGTGTTCCATGCTCATTTGTTTCTTTTAACAGTTTGTATAATATGGGTCATAATCTACATTAGGCCATGAGGTTAAAGTTCGAGAACCGGATAAGAAGTAACTAATACCACTTGCAGTTTCATCTACATAGAATGAACTAGTATCTGCAGTTATAACAGAGTATGCTCTACACGTACCTGTTGATGGTAAGAACTCATATGTTAATTCAGTTGAATCTGGTTTAGAATAAAATACTACATCATCTGAACCAGGGTCTACATTACTTGATTGAGTTACTATATATTCGGTACCAGTTGTTCCATTAGTATTAAATACTGTACCATATGGTATAGTTGAGAAGTATATCTGTGCACCTATTTCTCCTGTAATCCCTACTGTACCACTAACTGCTCCAAAGAATGCTTTTTCTTGTACTGCAAGAGATTGTGTTACATTAGCTTTATTTTCATCTATGTAAGTTAAAGTACTACCAGTGGCGTTACCACCTTCTGCTACATAATAGAATACAGTTGGACAAACATCACTTGATACATTTACATTTGGTATCTTACTAGTATTTGTATTGTACAGAGAACTTGTTTCTGATACACATATAGTATAGTTACCTGCACTATTTATAAACTCAGCAGATACACCAGTTGAATTAATTCCATTATAGAATACTGTATCTACTTGACCTACCAACCAACCACCTGATGCGGTTATATAAGTTTGATTTCCTGTCTGAGAACTTGTATATGTTGTTCCAAAAAGGATATCTGAACCATGTACTCCATTTGTGTCACCACTTGCAAGTACAGAACCAGTATATGCTGCGAATACTAAAGATTGACCAATAACCATACTTTGTGTCTGTGGTGAGTTATTCTCATCTAAATAAGTTAACTCTTCTGTTGCTATAGCATTAGTGTTCTTATATCCATGCCAGTACACTTGTGGTGTAGGAGTTGGAGTTGCAGTAGGAACTATAACTGTTGCCGTAGGAGTTGGAGTCTGTGTTGGACTAACAGTAGGTGTAGGTGGTATTGGAGTTGCAGTTGGGGTTGGACCAGGTGTACTACTTGGTGTAGGTGACGGAGGAATTGGAGTAGCAGTTGGACTCGTTGTAGGAGTTGGTGTAGGTGTACCCGTTGGTGTATTCGTAGGAGTATTAGTTGGTGTAGGAGAAATAGTAGGAGTTGGAGTAGCAGTTGGTGAAGCAGTAGGTGTAGGAGAAGGTGTTGGTGTTGGCCAATTATTACCTGGTATGTTACAATAAGAAATACCACTAGCAGTAGATTCTATATTGAACGTACCTACCCATCCTGCAGCTTTATCTCCAAATGCTTCTATGGTTGGAACGATATTACTAAATTGCATATCGAAATCATATTGTGCAGGTCCATCTAAGATATATCCATACACATCATATAATCCTTGTTCTGTATTACTTAAAGATATTCTTCTATCTTGGTCAGATAGTTTTGGTACATCTAAAGAATACATTTCAAACGTTAAGGTTCTTACTCTACCATCTTGACCAGATAGACCAGGTGATGATAAAGGTCTGATAAATAAAAGGGGGTATCCTCTATTAACAACAGAATCTAAATTATCTATTGAACCATGACCAAATCCTTTGAAGAATTTGTTTTCTCCTACGGCCAGTTCAAATAAATTTATTATTTCTTGATAATTAATCATATTATTTCCAACTTTGTTGTTGTTGTATCCTTCTCTGTTCTTTTATTTCTTCTTGATTTATCTCTTCTTCTACACTTAAATAGTTTAACATTGTGATAAAGTTAACATCACTTACCATTTTTTCTCCTGTCAATCTAAGGATTCCTCCTTCTTGAGCGAGGTGGTAGAGGGTATAGAACCATCCGTAGTGCTCAGCAATCGATTTAGTTTCTCCTTCTCCTCCTTCGTCATCGTCTCGTATATCTTCTGGAAAGAGGTTGTTAAATCGTTTGAGTATTTCACCCCTACGAACAAAAAAAAATTGTAAGCACCTAATGCTAAGTTAATTGGAAGTGATTTAAATTGTTCTTCTCGCCAGGTTCGTTTCTCTACATCATACTCTTCTAAACTATAATACTTGAAGAGGTTCTCTGTCTTACCAATTGCGTATTTGTAATTATGTTTGAACTTCCATTCGAAAGAATCAAACTTATGTTCTGTAATCGGTCTATAAAGGATTGCAAGTACTTCATGTAACTTTGTAATTCCATCTTTCAACCGAGTTTCTAAATCAATGTATTCACCTGCAGTCATTTTATGTAAAGGTTGAAAACCCCACGTCTGACCTTCCCACTCAAATATTGGTAGAAAGACAGGTTCCATCTCATTTATAGAATTGTTTAAATCTTTGTATATTTTAAATAAAGAAGTTGCGTTCCATTTCTGTACATCTTCTTCTGTGTGATTCGTAATTGCCGATACGATTCTAATAATCTTTTGTGTCTGAGTCAAATGGTCAAGTGTACCAAACTGCTGGTATTCTCCAACAGTAATATATTCAGGCATTGTTATTGAAATTTCTTTACTCATAGTGTTCCTTTATAGTCTATTATATTTTTCCTTAATCTTTGGTATGGTTCTATCTTAAACTACTGATGTGTAGTTTCTTTTGTGTAGGGTTTTCTATTCTATTCCAATTACAGATTGCAAGTGACATGACAGTATCATCATGGAAACCACTCATTGCTTCATAACTTACTTTACCACTAGGTAGGTATTTGTACTGAAACATTTGTAATTCTTGGTAAAGAGGTTGGAATAAATTAGGTGATGGTAGTTCTATGTTAGAATCTGCAGTATCACTAATCAATCTTCTTATAATATTTTCTTTAGATGTGTTAGTAGTAATAAAAGGTTTTACATCTTTGTATTGTTTACGAATCATCTCATAGACAGGGTCTCCTATACCATTTGCTTCTATTAGTAAACTTGTCTTGTATTGTTTACACAGATAGACCACCTTAGAAACGATTTGAGAGTATTCTAATCCACGTTCTCTCCACATATGAACTGTTCTACCATTTCTATCCATAATCGTTAAGACAGTGTAATCTTGTTTTGTCCCAATATCTAAACCACCATAAGTTCTTTCTCTTGTTCTAGTGTACTCATCTAATATACAGACACCATCTATGTTGGTAAATACTTCACCATCTCCTTCTTGCCATTGTGCAAGAAACTCTTGATTATAAATTGCAGGAGGTAAGGATTCTTTCTGTTCTTTTAAAAACTCTTCTGATACATAAGGTGAAACAGAAGAAGGTGCAGTATAAGAGTTATAGTTGTTATCACTACCTCTTTGGAAGTATTGATAAAACCAGTTCTTTGATTTAGGTGTACCTGCAATTAAACATTTCTTTCCTTTTGCAGTAAGTGTAGGTAGAATGGCTTTGTTAAACGCATCATCTGAGATATCTTGTGATTCATCTAAGAACGCATAATCTATTGATAGACCTCTGATAGTTTCTGGTTTCTCTGCTGAACGAAAGTATATCCTTGTACCATTTACAAGGGATATAATCTTCTCACTCTTATTTGCTTCCTTTACTATTGGTGTAAATTCAATGGCATCTATAATCTGAGATAGAACCTTTACACCCATTGAGTAAAAAGGAGATACCCACAATAAGGTAGTACGAGGCTTATTAATACCATAATATAGTAACATATTAATAAGAAGTAAAGTTTTACCAATCTGCCTACCACATACCATAGTGTAGAACATATCTTCTTTAGTAAGGATATCATCTATTATTTGTTTTTGAAAATCATATGGCTTAAATCCTTTATATAACATCGTAGGTGTAAATAATATCCATTTTTAGTTTTTTATATACTGAGTATCCCATAGATTGTAAATAATCATCTACAATTGTATCATTAGATTTCTCTACTATAATAACTGGCTTGAATTTATTTATTGTATTTTTTCCACCATCTAATGCATAATTTTCATAACCTTCAATATCCAAATGTATTAAATCACATTTTTGTAAATTTAAATTATCAATAAGATGCATTGGTATATTACCTGGTTGATTTATAATCTGATACATTCCTACATTATGACTAGGTCCATTTGATATAGATAATGGTTTAGTATCATTTCCTAATCCACCATAAAATTTATGATAACCATCATCAGTACAATTTATATTAAGACAATAGTAATTTAATGCATTAGGTTCAAATGTATATACTTCTTTAAAATAGTTTTTATAAAACGATGCATACATTCCACAATTACCACCAGCCTGTATTACTACATCAAAGTTTTTTACTTGGGAAAGAAAATCATCTCTTCCTTCAATCCAATCTCCTAAAGGTCCATCACCTTCATGACCAAATGCTCCTCTATCAGAAGTAACCCAAAGTAACTCATCAATTCCTTCGTAATTACATTTTCTGTAAGATGTTAAGTTTTCCATATTATGTAAAATCAAATGATATACTACCAGTAGTCTCTTGTTGTATCTGTGTCTTTTCTATATACCCTCTATGTTTACCCTTGGTTTTTAAATAAAAGATTTGACCTGTTATATTACCTTGTTCTATTTGTTTGAACAGTGCTCCTTCTACGAAATCCAACGTACTATCTTGTATCTCTTCTACTTCTTTCTTAAAAGTATCATCATCATTTACCCATTTGTAAAATTGTGTTCTTGATACTTTTGCTTTCTTAACCGCAGAGGTTACTACACCATGAGTTTCTTCTAAACACTTTAAAACTCTTTTCTGTGCAGCAGTTCTTCTTTTAGTTTGTTCGTTCTGTTTCTTCATTTTGTACTTCCACTTAAAGGTAAAGGATAATATACATACCCTTTATTTTTTTCTTTTTGTAACATTTTTTTTCTTTCTAGGTTTAACTGGTACACTCTTTGCCTTCTTTTTAAACTTATCCATACCTTCAGATAAATCAGTAGTTGATTCTTCTTCTAAAGGTTTCTTTGCTTCTTCTTTTATCAGAGCTAGATGAGGAAGTAGTTTAGCAAACCTTGAGGTAAATCTTGTCTTATCTGTAAAGGTATAAGAAGTAATAAAGTTATCTACCTTCTTTGCTGTATCTCTATCTAGACAAGTACAACTACCACTATTTCTACCATCAGATTTAAACATACTGTATATTTCGTACATATCATCTCTACAAGTACCACGAGTAGAACTACCTTGACAGTATTCTATAAATGCAAGTATCTTTACTTCTTCTATTTCTTTTAATTCTTTTTTCATTTTTTACAAGTTAACTTATTCAACCAATCTTTTCTTTCATCACATCCGCATGATTCATATCCTAACCATTTAACTGCAACGATATACGCCCAATAGGTACCATTACCAAAGGTTACTTTATCTATTAACCATTCGGTCCAATCTCCTAATTTAATCTTACATCCTAATTTAGACATATCTTCCTAATTTATCTCTTTTTTGTGTTACTAATCTATCTTTTCTTCTATCACCTCTTGTCCACTTATCATCTAAATCCATATGGAATTTTTCACTTTGATATCTTCCTGTCTTATAGTTCTTCTTGTGATATAAGTTTTTGATTACTCTAAAAACTACATTTTGATTAATACCAAACTCTGCAGCAACCTTTTTATATGTACCGAGTTTTATATATAGTTTAATAAACTCATCTCTATAATCTCTCCAATAGATATCTTTACCTTTATATCCTTTTACCTTATTATCTCTTGGTGTAAGTAATTGTAAGTTATCTAAATTATTATTAGAAGTATCACCATCTATATGGTCTACATCTATTCCTTCTGGTATCTTATCAACAAACGTTTCATAAACTAATCTATGAACGTATTGCAACTTTCCTTTTTTATGTTCTTTTGAAAACAACCTTACTTGATAGTATCCTTTTTTACTTTGTGATGCTTTCTGTGGTTTTAGTTTTCTTGGTTTTGGGTAAACGTAAGATGTAACTATACCTTCTTTGGTAATAGTATATTTACCATTATAATTTTCTATTTCTGCCATATTACTCTGTTTTATAATCATCTCTGTTAAATTTTACTCTTATATTCTTTTTTACATTATCAATAGAAGCAGAGATGTGTGTTCTGTTGATATTGTAATATCTACTCATTTCTCGTTGAGATACACCATCGATTAAATGTTTAGATGTTATTGTTTTCTCAAAGAGTGGTAAGTTACCAATGTAAAGTTTTATTTCTTTTGTTAATTGGCTCTTATCTTCTTTTAATTCTTTCTCCTCTTCTTTAATATCAAGATTTTTATAATCTTCAATAGGACGTGTTTTAAACGTAGTTTTTCTATATTTGGTATAGAATGGTGAGGTAGAGGAATTAAATTGAATGTGACACATCCTAACAAGGTAATGCTGTACTTTATCATCTCTAAAAACTTTAGAAATATAATCAGGACCTTTTTCTAGAAATGCTAAGATACAATCTTGTAATAAATCTTCAGTAAGTTCGTGATTTTTTGTTACACCTTTTATTTTACCAAGAATTTCTTGATAATGTTTATTTATGTAGTTGTTTATCATTTTGTTTACACCCTTTAAGTATAAGTATAACAATATTTAATAAAACGATAAAAACCCATCATATTTCTATAACGGGTCTTTAGTGAGTAAAAATTTGTTGGCACAAATTGATTATCTATACATATGTCTTATCCTAAGAAAACTTCTACTGTTTGTGATGAACCTGTATCAGCGATATCAGAGTATCCAAAATCAGTTACGAATGAACCAGAACCAATATCATAATTTGGATTTGGGGTTGCGAAATCTGTTTGAATAGATACAATACCATTTACAAAGGTTGAACTACCACCTATTGGTGTGTAATTTTTGAAATCACCTCTTAGATATAAATAATTATCATGGTAGACACCACTATAAATTTCATTACCATCAGTAACTCCCATACCAGTTGCAATAGTACCATCGTACTTTATTACTACTGCTCTCTGTGCATTAGTTCCATTGTATGTAGTAAATTGACCAACCACACACATATAATCATCATCAACTTTAAAAATGTTTG